TGTCTGCGAAGTGCTGCATGGAGTTCGTCCACATTTGATCCATCGCTGTGGTCGTGTCTTGCCAGTCGTCAAGCAACTGCGCCCAAGCAGGCTTGGTGGCGTTCGCGTAATCCTGGGTGATCGCCTTAGCGTTGTCGGCACCGAGCTTGTCGAGTTCGGCGTCTTTCTTGCCACCGTTGTCGATCTTCATTTGGGCGATCATCGCGGCGTTGTCAGCCAGGCGCTTGTTGAACAAGGCTAGGTCACGCTCACGCTTCGGCAGCGAATCCAGGTAAGCCTTGAAGTTAGCGTCCTGCACAAACTTGGTCAGGTTGATTAGGTCAACCTTAGCCACGTTGTCCTTGATTTCACGGACGGTCTTTTCAAAGTCCTGCATACTCATGTTGGTTTGCGGCAGGTTAGCCCGCATGACTTCGACCTGACGATTGAACGCGACCATACCCGCCGTGACCTGTGAATACAGGTCGCCAGTCGCATTGGTGCTTGCGCTGATTACGTCGGCCTTAGCCTTTGAACCCATATCTTCTAGGCTCTGTTGGAGTTTGTCAGTGGCTTTGGACTTCTTAACTTTTTCCTCAAGGTCATGCACGGCTTCTAGGGTCGCACGAATCTTGGCAACCATGCCTTGATCCGGGTTCGCACCGAAGTTCTTGGTGTCATTGAGCAGGGCGTCGAATTTCGCAAGGGTCGGGTTGCCGTCTTCAAGCTGCGCCTGTAGCTGCGCGGCTTTACCGATAACAGTCTCCATGTATTCCTTCAACGGGTTCGCTTTGTTACCACCCTGACCGTTACCCATCTTAGGCAACAGCACGACTCCCGCATCCGGGTTGGACAGACCTTTCTTTTCCTCACGAAGCGCGTTCAGGCGTGCGCTGGTGGTTTCCAGGACCCTGGCAACGGCTTTGTATTGCTCCGAATCCTTACTAGTCTTGGCAAGCACGTCCTTCTGGTGCTGTTCCAAACGCTCAGTCACACCAATCTTGGCGTCCACGACGGACTCCATGATTTTCTGGCGCTTACTGTTGTATTCAGCCTCAGTAATATCCTTGTTGTTCCACTGATTCCACAGGTTGCTTAGTTGGGTATTGACCTTAGGCGTAGCCTTGTCGATAGCTTTTTCCAGCGTATCGGGCCAAGCACCAATCGTGTCGTTAACCTGCTTACCGAACTGTAGACCTTGCTGCTTAGTGGCGCTGTCGGATACCTTGTCGTAATTCTTATCGACAACATCCTGGAGTTCCTTAATCTGGTCTCCAAGCCAGTTACCATAGTCCGAAACAACCGTACCCTTCGTCATAAAGCCATGCTTACGACCTTCAGGCAATAGTTGCATAACCTCATTGACTACAGCGGTACGACGCTTGCCGTTGTTGTAGCCATTGACGCCATCCTGGTCCATGTTTTTGTAATCTTCCAGCGCCTTTTTTACCCGCTGTAGGTAATCCAAACGCTGCTGCATGGCAGCATGTTCCTCGGGGTCAACCGCTACACCGTTCTTTGTCGCAGCCCAATAGTCGCGCATGGACTGAGCGGCGCGCTCGGAGGCGGCTTTCTGGGAGTTAATCCACGCGATCAGGGCCGCAATAGCGGTAATAGCGATACCGATTGGACCCGCAGCAGCGCCGATAACACCAGACATACCAAGCGCACCTGCGCGAGCAGCAGCCATCGCAGTGGTCAGACCACCAAGAGTGGTGACGTAGTTCTTGATATTAGCCGCAGCCTGTAGCAGACCGAAGCCAAATTCCGTGACTTTCTTAACCACGAATACTTCGGCAATGATCTTACCCCAGCGGATAATTTCATCACGGTTACTTACTAGGAAGCGTGCGAATTCAGCAGCCATCGTAATGGCTGTTTTCAGTGTTTGACCAATATCACGGGCAAAGTCGGCACCAGCAGGCGACGACATAAAGGTCAGCAGGTCTTTCAGGGCCGCTTTGGCAGCGGAGAAAGCACCTTGGTCACCAATCTGCTTGGCGAACAGCATCCACTGGGTCTTTAGACGGGACATCATACCCGTCCAGGTGTCCATCATGCGTTCAGCCGCACCTTTGTTTTCCAGTTCCATTTCATGGAACAGAGCTTCAAGGGCCGGACCAGCAGCAAGGCGACCAGACGAAATGGTTTTGACGAGTTCAGCCATCGTCATGTTTGTGGCACGAGCCATCAACTGCATGGCGTTGGGGACAGCTTCACCCAACTGCTGACGCAGTTCTTCCATTGAGATTACGCCCTTACCAGCCATCTGCTGGATGGCGATAGTCGCACGGTGGAAGGCTTGATCGTCACCACCGAACTTAGCGATGGAGTCCATAAGCGCGTCGAGACCACCCTTAGTAGGGTCGATACCAGACGCCTTTAGTTTGACGAAGGCGTTACCGATTTCGTCAATGGAGAAAGGAGCTTTTTGCGCTTTATCAAGGACGTAATTCATATCCTTGAGGGCATCAGTTACGCGACCAGCTTGCGTGGCAGACTTAGACAAGCCTGTCATCAAGACCTGCATACGTTCTAGCTTGGCGTTCGCGTCAACAATGGCAGCAACCCACTGTCCGGTGAAGGCCCAGATGGTATGCATAGCCGCACGGAACTGTCCGAGAACCACCATGGAGTCTCGCAGGGAGGCTCCGAAGCTGGTCACTCGGCGTTCGATGCGTTGTAAGGACCTATCGGAATTGTTTACTTCGGCGTTGAACCGACGAACGCTACCAATAGCGGAAGTTACCTGTCCGGAAAAGCGGCCAGAATCCAGGTCTAGTTCGGCTTGAATCGTGGCTACTGATGCCATTTAGGTTAACCTCCTGCTAGGGCTTTGAGTTTGTTCACTCCTTCTTCGTCGCGTTCATCCGAAATCGCGACTTGTCCAAGGGTATCTTGTTGGACCCGAATATACTCCTCTCGGGAATCCTTTTCAAGATTCTGGAAACCCAATAGCTGAATCTGCCGCAGGTTTTCTGCCGCAGTGATTCGATTCTTGTTTTTCACCATCGTCCAGAACAGGCGTAGAGGCAACGACAGCATTTCCTCATACTTGTAACCATAGAATTTCATGGTGTCGAAGATGAGGAATGGCAGGTCGATGGCGATTATTCCGCCGTTGCTTCTGCGTTTCCCTGTTCAGATTCGGCTACGGCAGCTTTCGTGTCGGCATCGGGTTCAGGCAGGAGATTGGAAATCATGGACACCAGGGCAAGCATCTGGGCGACGTTCAGTTCATCAACCCATTCAGGGTCGAAGCCTTCTACACCAAGAGCAACAAGAGCCTTGGTTTCGTCAATGACCCGCTGTGCGTCGTCCATAGTCTTACCTTCGTAAGCCTGACTGAAAGCGGCAAAGTGCTTCTGGAACTTGAGGTATTGGGATACGTTGAAGTCGCGGACCTTGTAGTCCGTGCCTTTGTATTTCACAACGCGGCGCGAGTCGAGGGCAATATCGTCTAGGTTGAGTAGTTTCATTGGGGATATCCTTAAGTGGAAAAGCCCCAGGCGCAAACCTGGGGCTTCGTTTGGTGATGCCACTATACCAGATGGCTTAGTTGATTACACCGGTCGTATCGTTGATATCCACGTTGCCGTAGTAGAACAGCTTACCGTTGTTATCCGCATACGCCTTGAATTCCACGTTGAAGATGCGTTCCTCGTCCAGCTTGTAGGCGAAGTTCAGCGCACCCGTGGTCTGGGCAAGAGGAACAATGAAGTCTTCCGTGTGATCCGTGTCCACGAGGGAAATCGGATGCAGACGCAGGACCTTGGCAATCGTACGGAGGTCCGTACCAACACCAGTTTTCACTTCGGCGTAGATACCGTCGCCAATCGGGGTGGTTGCATCGGTGATCTTAGTCGCACCAGGCATGATCGCTACCAGGTGGTCACGGGACGTTTCGGCCATCGGTACTTTGATGGTGACAGTACGACCAGTGATGTATTCGGAAATAGGCGTAGAACCGGTCTGGTCCACCGAAACAACGTGGGACTCAGTTTCAACCTGAACTTCCACGCCGCCCTTGGTGAAACCAAGGTTATCGCCACCGAATGTCACCTTGCACACGCCAAGTTTGACGTTGGTTGTGACGTTACTTGTTAAAGGCATTTCCTAACTCCTCAATTAAGGTTCAATGTACGCAGCCCAGAGATTCACGCTAACCTCAACCACATCGGAATCCGGGATCGGATACGCAACAGGATCATAGGTGGGTCGCAGCCTCAGGAACAGCAACCCGTTTACCGTCTGGTTATGCAGGTTAAGCGCGTCGCGGACTTGGTTCGCTAACGCTATTGCATCCTGATAACCTACTCCTCGGATGACGGCACGGAAGTTGGACTTACGCAACTTCGGGATGTATTCGTCAATCTCGGTCGGCGTGTCAGAATCGTCAAGCAGGAGGACTCCCACCTGTTTACCTTCTGGCATGTGGTGAATATACAAGGTATCTCCTTTGATGGCAATACCCAGGTTGTGGACAATATCAGCTACGGCTTCTAGTTTCATTTCCTTTTACCCCGTGTCTTGGCATTAACACCGGAACTACGCACCGCATCTTGGATACCTTTCTGCATGGCTTTCTCAAGAGCGGCAATCATTTTCTTTTTATGGTCTTCCATAGCGCGTGACAGATACCTCGGTCCAGCTTGAGGGCCTTTCGCGCGGGTACGTGGACCACGCTTATACCAAGGATACGAGTGAACACGGGCAGCGTACGAATCCACCGAACGCCCGTCGATTACACCTGAAACCACAATGGTCATGCGGAGACTATACGCATTACCCCGAGAAGGCAATAATTTGATAGCCCTGGTAAGCCTGTATTCGTCCACTGGGGCATACCACTTATACGTTTTGACGATTTCCTGTGCGTAGAACTTCACCACGTTTCGAGCCTCTTGGGGTACTCGCGTACCTACAAGCTCAAACATCCGTTCTACTTTGGAGATATTCGTGATCTGGAAGCCCATTATCCTGCCCAGACCTCGCAATCAACCTGCCAGTGATCCAGTTCGCCCGTGATGCGATGACGGGGCCACACGGACTGAACCGTCAACAGCATACCGACCACGCGAATACGGTCACCCTCTTTGAGGATAACGTTCTTGGGGAACAGGATACGAGCATCAGCTAGGACTTCCTTGGCGCTACCACGTGACGCAGACGAGTCGGTACGTACCGAAGTCTTATCGGTCCGCTGTTCCAACTTGACGATGCCGACGCGCTGACGGACCCAGGCACCATAAGTGCGCTTGCCATAAACGTCGGTGGCACCCATTACTGACACTTCGGCCCATACGTTAGGACGAAACATAAGCACCTCCAACCAGTTTTGTTGTTCGGGGATGAAAGAGTTCCTCGACCAGGTCGGGGTACTGTTCCACGTCGTATACCTTATCGGCGAATTCGGGGTCCTCGGTGTCTAGCATGAATTTATCCATGCCGACTGACGCGATGTAACCGATCTTTACCGTGTTGTACCAGTCGATCAGCATTTTGCGAGCCGTTAGGTACGTGTAATCCGTGAAGTTCCAGCGATGGCCCGCACGTGTCATTACCTTCGGATCGGCTTTGAAGGTATCAGTACCAAATGCACGAGCCGCGATAATGTCGCGAAAGCGTTTTGCGTACGCTGCGCGGACTTGCGTAAAAGCTCCCCAGAACGCGTCTGTTGCGTCCTGGGACGTTTCAACGTCGCTCTGATGCTCTGCGAGGTAGTTGCGCTCTAAGTCGCTTAGGGACGCTTCTAGCTCGTTGTGGGTAACGTCGATCTTGGTAACCACATTGTCCAGAGATTGCTGCATGACCGATTCAGCAGCCGTAAAGAACTGCCGCAACCCTTGGGTATTCGGGGACTCGCGTAGGGCGGTCTCAAAAAGACCGTCCATTGCGAGGACTACGATTTCTAGCGACCGCGCGATGGACTGCGCGGCCGTTTCGATCTTGTCGATTGCCTTAAGCACGGAACAGCCTCGCTCGAATCAGGATGTAGTTGCGCAGGAACATCATCGAACGCCGAGTAATCGGGTAGTTGTTGATATTGCCTGGGCGGAACATCATCGAAGATTCACCGATGGTTTCCGACATTAGACCATCCAGACGCTTATAGTGGACTGAATTGCCATCCATCATTTCGTTGGCTTCGATGATCTGAGCCATACGCAGCGCACGCAGGAAGTTTGGCTCCAGGGCAGCCAGACCAGTAGCGTCCAGCGAACCCAGGTCGTAATACTCACCAAACTTGTCCGTGAAGGTCATCGTGTTGATAAGGTGATACGCGTTGATTAGGGCAGCCGTCTGTTCCTCGGGCGTGCCCGCTTTGTAAGAATCCAGCCCGAACAGTTCCTCCAAAAGCAGGACTACTTCTACGTCGGTCTGGTACGAGTTTGTACCCACAGTCAGGACGGCCATCTATTAAGCCTGCGCTTTCAGGATTTCGTTGATTAGTTCCACGATGCCACGGCCCTTCACACCTAGCTTTTCGGCAATGGAGCGTAGACCAGCGATACCGTTCTGATCGGCAATTTCTTCCAGTTGGGTACGTGTGTATTTTTCAACCACGACCTTGGCAGCCTTTTCAGGCGATGTAGTGTCAGGCGTCTTCTCAGTCAGCGGAACCACAACCACGGCTTTGGCGTCTTGCAGGTCTAGCGACACGACGCCAGCACCGACTTGCGCACCGTCATCAACCGCTTCAACGCGAAGAACCGAGCCTAGCTGCGCAGCCGTAACGTGCGACACGGCATCGACCGACAGACCATCTTTGAACTGGATTCCAAGCATGGTATCCGAATAGTTTTCCCAACCACGTTCTGTAATTTTGAGGCGTTGCGCTTTCATTTTTATCTCCATCAGGTAAAGAAAAAGGGCTGGGCCTTTTGGACCCAGCCCCTTTCGGTTGCTTTATCTAAGCTAGGGCTTAGACGTTGGTGACACCCTTCAGGCGGGCAATCGACTTGGTCGATTTCAGCGCCAGACCAGCGTACCACTTAACACGGTAACGCCACGCGTCCTTGTTCTGGACAGTGCCGATTGGCTCGACAACCATACCAGCGTTCGGACCGGCATACAGACCGTGCAGACCATCGGTCTCGTTCAGGCGGATCGCGTAGACCGAGCAGGTATCGGTAGCCGTACCCTGGTCAACAGTACCGTCGATGAACTCGTTTTCCAGAATCGGCACGCCGTTATGCGACAGCATCGGGCGACCAAAGTTGGAATTCATCACATCACCCGGAACCATACCACCGGCAGTGCGGAGCAGCGCACGGTAGGCACGAATCGTACCCGGACGCATCAGGAGAACGTCGGCACCATTCGGGATGGCATCCAGCAGTTCGTCCAGCATCGACAGGGTGAGGGCAGCACCGTTGGCACCGGCAACGATGTTCTGCGAAGCCGGGAGGGCAGCCGTCAGCACATCAATACCGTCAAATTCCTTCGGGTTCGTGGTGTTGTTACCAAGCACCAGCGTCTTACGGAACTTACGGGCTAGACCCTTCGCCTTCGCAGCAAGCTGGATGGCAACCTGGTCGTTAACATCGTCCATCGTCTGGGCAAGGAACTTGTCGATATCCACGTCATGCGCAAGGATACGAACCTTGGTCATGATTTCCGTGAAGGTCACAGCACCTTCGTTGATGGTGTCGTTCGGGTCAAGGAAGTCAGCTTCGACCACGCCGTTCTCACGGTGATAGACGTACGCCTTACCTTCGGTCTTAACAAATGGCAGAACAGCAAACAGGTCTTCGCGGTCGATTACTTCCTCAATAACGCCACGAACGAGGTCTGTCTGGCTCAGCTTTTCAGCTTCTACTTTCAACAGAGGCATTTCATTACTCCTAAATCAAAAAGGGTTGGGTATTACTTCGGTAACTTTGGAAGTTGGCCAGATGCAATAGACGCCTTAATTCGGGCTAGACCAGTGAGTTCCTTCTTAGCACCATCACCACGTCGGGCGTCTGCATCGTTTTCCGATCCAGCACCAGAGCGCACCTTGGAGCGCAGCAGGTTGTCACGATCCGGGTCAAGCTCAACGAGTTTTTCCATCGCCTTATCGAACGCCAGGGGGTTGCCATCGCCGTCGATCAGCATGGTGCGGTCCGTAGACCCAACAGGCTTATCGTACGCAATGACCTTACCGTCCTGTAGCTCAAAGTGGCTTCCGTAAATAACTCGGGCCTTACTCGGAGTTAGGGTCAGTCCTTCGCGGATGAACGGTGATTCAGAGAACGAGCGACCAATGGTAAGTTCGTGGATTTCTTTACCCGTCTTGCCAAGGTTGCCTTCCAGATCGCGGACTCGGGCTTCGTACTCGGTACGAACCGTTGTCAGTTCCTTGTTGTGCGCCTCGACCATCTGGGCCTTAAGACGATCCCACTCACCCTTACGTTCAAGTTCGGCTGTTTCGCGTTCGGTCTTTTCCTTGAGCAGGGCTTTCACCTGTTCTAGGTCAATTCCGTCGAAAGCAGCGAGCTTGCCAGCAAGTTCGGTTTTCTCAGCTTCAAGGGCTTGAGCTTTCGCCTGGGCATCCTTAACAGCTTGCTTCTTCTCCATCACTTCCTTCAGTAGCTTGGCTTCGGCATCAGAGACTTTGCCCTTGTTGTCGTCACCTGCGTTAGCCGCAGCAGCCGCAGCCGCATCAGCACCCGCATCACCACCGTCAGCACCTTCTTCGTTCAACCACGTCCAATTAAATGTCATGCTTGGTTTCCTTTATGCCTGTCTCTTGGCGTTAAATTCGCGATCCTGCTCACTTAGGATCATTTTTTGTCGGGTTGAGGCTTTTTGCCAGGGAACCCTTGGGAAGTATTCTTGCCCATAGGATCAGCCTTGTCAACACCTGCCTTGCCACCCGTCATGGGGGCGGACATTAGCAGAGCATCTTCCCACTTGTCAATAGCCTTATCGACAATAGCTTTCTCCGCATCCTTCAGCATCGGATACATTTTCTCAACGATATCCTTAAGTTGCAGACGACGCAGTTCCATCGGTACCGATAGCAGGCTGAATTGATTGGCAATTACCAGTTCGTCGTTAAGACCACGAACGTCGAAGTTCGCCGAATAACGCACGTTGGTTTCGGTCTGGTCAATTTCATCAGGGTTGGTACCGTGATAAATGCGGACCAGGTTTTCGATACGGTTAGAGAACGCCTGCATCGAATTGGCTTTAGCCGACAGCAGGGCGTTGACACGCTCAAAGTCGAACGCCTTAGCGACGCCGGACGAGTTGTCGATGCCCATGGAATTGTCCTGCTTAGTACGTTCACCCGACAGACCAACGGTGTGGTAAATCTCGTTGATGACCTGCTTGATGGTCGTGATAATCAGGTTGGCTTGGCGAGGATCGGGCGCGATGTAAGTCGGCTGCGTTCCGTTTTCACCGTCGTACAGCAACACCTGGGAAGTACCCAAGCTAATGATTTCCTTACGCTTTTTCAGGACGTCTGGATCATTGGGGTCCACAGTATTGATGGTCGATGAAATGCCTGATAGCAAACCTTGAGCAGGAATGACGAGCTGGCTAAAGGTCTGGTCATTGATGATCTGGTCAAGGTTGGAGCAATAGTTGGCAATCGTGCGGTCAAGGTACGCAATATCCTCAATTAACGCCGGAACGGCATACTTATTGTCAGATTCGATATGGTCACACTTGATAACCGGCACGACGCCAAGATCGTGGGTACCTGATTCTTCCAGTTCGACCTTTAGACCGTCGCCGGTCCCAGTCGTACGGAACAGATACCAGTCCGTTTTGGTCCACAAGCGGTACTTGTCCACAACATCGCCCGATGAATCGAACGGATCGTCGTCGTCGCGTACCTTCTCGTTGATTAGGACCCAACTGTAGTTACCATCACGGTCAAAGCCGCAGTCGAGCATCTGGTCAGGAGTCACAATGTAGGAATACAAGCGAATCTTGCCAGTCTTTTCGTCGGCTTTGGTCACAATGGCCTGGTCGCCAGCGTTGTTGTCAACGACCACGTAAACACGTCCATAAATGGACGACTTACGGGCTACCTGCCGCTCAAACTGTCCGAGGGTTAGACCACTCAGGGTCGCCTTGGTGCGGAAACGCTTAACTTCCTCAGGAACGTTTTCGTTCCGCTCGGGTTCGTGTTTGAACAGGTACTTGTTAACCAGGTCTACCACTTCACGGGTATGGTTGAAACGATAGGCGCGCTCAAGTCGTCCACGATAGGTTTCTTCACCTTCACGGACGAACTTAAAGAGGTTCTCGGAGAACCACTGACGGGGTGACTCGTAGGTATCGTTTAGAAACTTCCAGTGGTCACGCTTGGCGTCATAGTCTGGATGACGGCGCTGGACTAGATTTTTCAGGGTTTTTTCGTCAGTCATATTGGTCCTTAAATGTTGAGGCCCATCATCTTGTAATCCTTGATCGGGTAACGGTATTCGATGACATAACCCAAGGCGTCAGCGATATGTTCCTTATTCAGGGACTTGTCAATTTCGGTTGAACCTTCCTTATAGATCACCTGTTCAAAGGCGTCGATCACATTTCGGCAGGTTTCGTTCACGCGGAGTGTAATGGTTCCTGCCGATGAATACAACTTGGCATTAACCGCATTCACACGGTCCTGGACGAACGGGTGCTTCTTCCGGTGATAGATACGACCGAAGCCACGTTGACGGAAGATATCCAGGGCTGATTCACCACGAGCATGGGATCGTGACGAACCGGCAGGGTCAGGGAAGATTTCGATTTGCTTGAGGTAGCGCCAGTAACGCTGTTCCAGCACGTCACAGACTTCCGAAACGTTGGAGTTAAATAGCACCAGTTCGTCCACAATCCAGATTTCCCCATTAGGCTGCGGCTGCAAAATCGCCGAGGACATAGGGTCAATGTTGAAGTCCTGCCCGATCCAGATGGGCAAGTGCGGATTGAATGGGTACTGACCAACGTGCTTTTTCCGGTCGAACGGGTAATACACACGACCCGACATAGTTTCAAATGTCGCCTCGAACTCCTGACGGAAGGTTCGAGGGTCCAAGTCCAAGCGGGCTTGTTCGATTTCCTTAGTCGGTACGAACGGCGACATAATGGTCGGGAATTGCCAGGATTTCCATTCACGGTTGTGCTTGCGGGCCCGTTGCTTCTGGCCCTTTTCGTAGAGTTTATGGAAGTGGTTGAACGACTTGGGGGTGCCAATGAACAACGCACCACCCTGGGTTGTCGCCAGGGTCGGACGCAAGACTTCATCCCACACACCCTTACGCATATCCTGGAATTCGTCCAGCACGATGTAATCCAACCCGACACCACGAAGGGTGTCAGGACGGTCAGCGCCCTTCAAGGAAATAACGGAGCCATTCTTAAGGGTGATTTTCAGGAGTGTTTCGTGGACGCCGTGGACCCATTCAGCCGGAATCGCCCGCTTGAGCTTGACCCACATAATTTCGCGGGCCATGCCGTAGGTCGGGGCGACGTACCAAACAAGCGCGCCCTTCTTTTGGGTTGCGATCTTTAACAACCGCAGTAGTGATAGGGTAGTTTTACCAAAACGGCGACCCGCGACCACCACCTGGAAGCGGGTTTCGTCCATGTAAACCGAGTTTTGGGCACGGTGTAAGGTATGAACCATCGCTTTGCCACCATCTACGGCAAGGACGCCTTCATCAATCTTGACCACCTTTGGAGCCGCACCGATTCGTGACGCTTTACGCTCCATCAATATCTCCTAGGACTTCTGTTGACGGCAGATCGAAGTCCGGAATTTCCGGTTCATCATCGTCAATGGCAACACCACCGGCACCACGGATGCGTTCTTCTTCTTCCTCTGTCATCGGCATTACGAAGAGGTCCGGCACGTTTTCAATATCGGTATCAGGACGGATATCCAGAATCGTATAGAGTTCCTCACGAGCCAGTTTTAACCCCGAAACTGCTTCCTTCAAAGCACGAGCGGCACCGGCTAGCTTGTCCAAGCCCATACCCGTATCGGTCGCGATCTTGATTTCCTTGACGTACATGCCGAGCATGGTGTTAATCAAGGTGTGGAACTTTTCCTTGGTGTCGATCTGACGGCTAGCACGCTTTTCCGCAAACTCCTTGAGCTTACGGTTCAGGGCTTCCGATAGTTCTTGTCGGACTACATCGACGTGTTCTCCACCTTTTACTTTGGCTTTAGACATATGAACCGATACGGTCTCCGGACGGATACCATATTTCTTGGAAATATCTTTCTGGGTCCAGCCCTGCTTGTAGAGTTCCTCCGCTTCAAGCCACTGGGTTTTAGTCATTTTTGCCACAAATTTCTCCCGTGATGATTTGGGCCCGGTTACCCGGCCCGGTCTTTGGTCCCGGTATAATGTTTTTGACGTTGATGTTAATTAAACCTCTTACTTCTAAGTAACTGATTTAACTAGTAATTATAACACAGCGGCATCAACGTCCCGGACCCATGACTTTGGTACCAAGTTCAGTCAGGCGCAACATCCGGCGTGAACGATGACGCCGAACGTCAGTACCAAGACGTTCTACCAGGTCAAGGTCAATCAACTTACGGAGTGACCATTGAAGCGCGGCTTTAGAAGTCAGCCAGTCATATTCCACGGACAGCTTGTCCAAAAGCTGGTCCAGGTCCACGTAGCTGCCATCGTCGTTTTTGTCCTGAAGCACCTTCAGGATTTTTAATTGGTTGTCTGTTAGGCGCATTTGTCTTTCCCTCGTACTAACGGCTCGTCCACGCCCTGCTCATCAAAGGCAATCAACGGGATGCGATCCGGCAGGACGCGTCCTGCATCTGGGTTCTTGTAGAGCCCATACAGCGGCGTTGAAAACGCCAGTTGGTTAATGTTCTTGATTAGGTCACGCGGGGACATAGCATCCACACGGGACGTACCCTTCATTCGGTTGTTGCCAGTCTTTTCCAGAGCCGAATGCTTCCAGTAGAACTTCCGCATTTCAGCCAGCACACGCCCCTGAATCGCAGGCTTCATGCCGTTGAATTCTTCCAGCAACGCTACCTGATCGACCGGATTGGACTTAAACCACAGACCATAGAAAGTCACGGCTTTGTCATGGAACCGTGACGGGGACGGCGCAACGAACTGAAAACCGGCTCGATGGGCGAATTCGTTGAATTTGGACATAGACGACTGGATTTCGGACCACTTACGGCCATCCATGCGCGCAGCCAGGTTCAACATTCGGTAACCCACTCCGATGCCTCGGAACAATGGGTCGTTCACCGTACGGGCATTTAGGGACACGTTCGCGTTAAGCCACTTGTACCGGTAGGTATTCGTGATCTTGGTGTCACCACCATCGGGCTTGATGTTGGGCCACAGCTTGTGACGGTCCTTTAGTAACCCACGCGGATAGCACATGACCACAACACCCACCAAGGTTTGACCCATCATTACTCGGTAATAACGAGCGCCCATGGCTGATCCTTCCGACTTGTAGTGGAATTCATGCAGCTTGTCCCAGTCCTCTTTGGTGCCCCGTTCGATATACATATCCCGGAGCAACGGGAACTTGGTGTCCTGCGGCTTAGCTCGGGTTACTTGCCACTGTTCCATTTTTGGCCTCCCGCTTCTTGCGCCACTTACCATCTTTCATGTACCCAGCTTCGGCTTCACCGAACATTTCGGACCCATCGTGATTACCGAACTGACGCCAAATGACGTTCATATCGGCTCCACGGGCGAAGTAATACGGAACCGGCTTTTCTTTCTTGACCTTCGGTTCCTTCTTGGGTTTTGGCTCCTTGACGGGCTTAGCAGGCTTTTCTGGTTCTGGTGGCAGTTCGATACGCTCGCCATCTAGCGACCAAGCCAGACGTGTGACCTGTACCCGCGTGCCGTATAGCTTCTCAACCGTCACAGACGCGCCCAGGTACTCACGCAAGTCCACATGCGTAGTCGCGACCAGCAAAATAGCGGACGCGCTCCTAGCCGTTTTGGCGACGTTATGCGCAACTACCTTGGCAGTGTCACGATCCAGCACGGCTGCGAATTCATCGGCAATCCAGACCTGAGCACCCGATTCGATCAGCTTGGCCAACTTGAATCGGTACTTCTGACCGTCGGATAGCTCGCAAGGCTTACGGATAAACAGGTAAGCGTCATTCAAACCAGCCTTGGATAGGAGCGACAACGCTTCTTCGGTTGAACGACCGATCTGGTCAACCAGGGGCTTGTCCAGTAATGGCACATCCGCAATGTCGTAAACATGGAGACCGGCAGCGCGGAACTGTTCTGCCATATCGCGCAGGAGCAATGACTTGCCCGAGCCCGATTGACCGTTCACGTACACCACATCACCAGCCTGGATGTCCATTTCCAGTCCTTCGTAGACCACGAATTTCTTGTCGGTTAGACCGAGTCCAAACGCTTCGGCAACTTCAAGTACCCGCTCGGACTTTTCCACGCGGGTATCGAAGGACTTACTGACCGTGATCTTCATTGTCACCTACCAGA